ACCGAGTACTGCGAAAGGACGATCTGATCCAGCACGTTGTTCAGCACGCGCTGTGCGTCCTGCGCGTACTTGGTGGCCAGATCCCACTTGTTCTGCATCTTGTCGATGTCGTCGATGTAGAACGGAACGACGTCGGCGGTGGCGACGCTTAGCTGCTCGTTCGTACCGGTCACGTCCTGAGCGGTGATGTCGCTGCCTTTAGTGTAGGTCTTCTTCACTAGGTGGGAGCGGTACGGCTTGTTAACGGTATCGCCCATTACCAAGAGGTCTCTTGTCTCCGTGTTTGCGAGCTTGATTGCGACATTCTCCTTGAAGAAGATCGTCTGCATCTCGCGCGCCCAATACTCCGGGTTGAACGCTGTAAGTGAGTTGCTCATATTAGTGCGTTACCCCATCCGCCGGAGGCCTTATCTAGCCTTTGCCCTGCTTGATGAGTTCCTTCTTCTTCGCCCAGTCGTCATCACTCAGCTTGCCGAACTCTTCGGGTGCGACCTTCTCCAGCTTGCTGCCGGACATGCTCGCTCCCCTGCCTCCGTCCAACGATCCGGCCTCTGCCCTCTCCTTGGACTTGTGCTGTTCCATGCGAAACTTTATGTATTCGGACTTAGACGCATCCTTGTAGGAAATTCCGTTCAGCTTAGCCAGCTGCTCGACTTCCTTCCTGATTTCCTCCGGAAAGTCACCGGCCATGCCCATCTTCAGGTCATCTATCTCTCTCCTCAGCGAAGCTATGCTGTCCGAGGACATTTCGGAGCCAGCTGATTTGGACTGACCAATGCGGTCCCCTGTCTCTGGGTCAACTCCCGCATCTTTGAGTCTCTTCTCGAGGCTCTCGGCCTTGGAACGCTGCCTAATCTTCTGCTCAATGGCAATAGAAAGCTCCTTCTGATGCTCAATGCGCTGAACCAAGAGCTTGCTTATGCGCTCCGCGTCCTGCTCCTCGTCAAAGTCAAACTCGGTGATGATTTCCTCCTTCAGTGTCTCCTCCGATTTCGGAGTAAACGACTTCTCCTCGTTGCCTTCTGGCATATTTCTCTGCCCGTCTGGGCGTTATTTTTATTTGCGGCCAGTTTAACGACGTGTCCGCAGGTCAAGCCCTTTTGGGCCTTAGATTCCCTTTTCCACCTTGTAGAACCGCACCGCCTCCCGGAACGAATCCTGTCCCTCGAATCCCGTACCGACTCCCTTGACCACGGCTACATGGCCGTTCCCTGCCTCGAAAATCCCATCTACGGGTAACGAACTCAGAGTCTCCTCCTTGGGCGTAAATCCCTCGACCTCAATCGTCTTCTCTTCTTTCTTGGCTCTTGGCATATCTTTGGATTATCAGGCCACGAATGAATCCCGTGGGTCCTTTTCTCTATTTTCCAGCCTCTTCAGGCTCATTGCGTCCTCCAGCATCCGGCTCATTATCTTGTAAGCCAGCCTCGTCGCCCTCACCTCCACCGCCGTCTTGATCGGATTCAGCCCCGAGTAGACCCGATCTATCCTGCTCACGCTCTCCACCCTCTCCTTCAGGTACTCCTGTATCTCCTCCGCCGCATGGGGTGGCACCTCCCTTAAGATCTGCGATAGCGTTCTCATCTGTTATCATGCATTCAAGTTTTATGTATTGAAACATCAGATCTATTTCCTCCTTCTCGTGGCGTAGCCGCATCTCCTGAAGCTGCTTGCCGTGGTTTCTGTGCAGCGTATTTATCTTCAGCAGCTGCGCCCTGCCTGGAATCTTCAGGTTGTACTTCAGGACCATCGCATCCACCTGTCTTTTCAGCACTTGCCTGTCCTTGTTTACGCTTGCTCTGTTGATCATTGGGTTGGCATTACGGTTTTACCCTGCGGAACCTGCATGTTCTGCGGCTGTGCCTTCGGCAGCTTGGTCATGTCTATCCCCAGCCTCGTGTAGATCTGGTCCAGCAGTGCCGACTTCCTGATCGGGTCAGGCTCAAGGGCCAAAAGGGTGTTGCGTGACTCGATGTCGGTGTTGATGTTCACCGACTCGCCCGTAATGTTCACGGATACCCTGGCCTTGTAGTCCTTCCAGAAGTCCCTGCCCAGCCTGACTAGCTCCTCCTTGCTCTTACCCAGCTGTTCCGCCTTCCTCTCCTTCAGAACCTTCGCCTCTTCGGAGGTATGCGGCCCGAGCGCGACAAGGTTCCTGATATACCATTCCTCGATCAGTGCCTCACGGTACAGGTCAAGGTACTCGCTGTCCCCCGTTATGCGCACCACGTCCCTCTCCCCGAAGTCCTTGAGCAGCTCAGGGAGTATCCAGTTCTCGTATATCGACTTGAACGAAAGGGCCAGCTTCTCGCGTATGAAGTTGTAGAGCTTGTTCGAGTTCTGGTTCAGCAGGTTGCCCAGCTTGAACGGCATGCCGGAAGGCATCTCCTCGCCAGAGGCGATGTCCGTCGAGTTGGTCAGACGGTCCGCCGTCTGCATGAGCTGGTTCCACTCCGCTATGTAGTTGGAAATGTCCTGCATGCTCATGTCCAGCCTCCTCAAATCCTTGGCCTTCACGATGTCGCCCCTCTGGAGGTCAGTCAGCACGTTCCTGTATATCGAGTCGTCCGACGAGGTGAAGAGCTGTATGGCCCCGTACTCCAGAGCGCGCGCAATCTGGTTGCCGATCTCGTTGGCCCTGATCTGTATGTCCATCAGCATCTCGTAGAACCCGACACGCAGCCAGCGTCCGACGTACCGCCCACGGTGGTACTCGACGTAAATATCATCCATTGACTTCAGCCTCTCGACGAAAAGGAGCTTCCCTCCGCTTCCGCCGTCCATCAGGCATAATATCGATTTTGCCAGTATAAACTCGTTCTCTGGGTCGTTAGAGGCAATCTCCCCCTGTCCTAGCTCCCTACGGGCCTCGTTGTAGTCCTCTACGCTCACCTCACCGTTGCGCTCAAACAGCTCGTAGTACCTTATCCCCTTATCGTCTGAGATTCCCTCAACGTAGGAGACGTTACCCCTGCTTTTCAGCAGCTCATCGACTCTCTCCTCGTTGTAGATTCCCCTCTTGGCCCTGAGCTGGGAGGATGTCAGCAGGTGACGTTCGATTACCGGAGATTCAGAAAGAGTCTTGGCCTTCTGGTTGATGACGTAGGTGTCGGTCAGGTCCAGCGCGAGCTTTCCTCCCTTGACCTTCTTCCAGATCATGTTGCCCCAGCCTGTGCAGTTCTCTATGTCCTCGTTGAGGCTCACCCCCTGCTGGGTTTCCTTCATCCATTCCCTGAGCAGGGCATTGGACAGCATTACCCTTACCCTGTCGGACTTCATCTCCGAATAGAGCGTGATGTCGGAGGTGTCGAAGTCGATGTTCTTCGTCTCGTTGTCGATCCTCGGAGATATTATGTCGAACCAATACTTGTAGTTGCCCTGCGAGTCCACGTTGCCCGAGGGATAGGTCCGGTTGGCGAAATTGCTGATGTGCCTGACCGTCCTGTACTGCGAGAACGAAATCCTGTCAGTAATTCTCACCTCTCCCGAGACGTATGAGTCGATCTCATTTTTTACTGTCGTGACAATTCCCATACTATACAAATCTGTTGCCGTAGCTGGTCCGGTTTTTCCTTATGTACTCCTCAATCCTGCGCTCATCCGAACTGTGTCTGGCGAACACCTCATCGAACTTCCTGCCGCACTCCGACTTCTCAGAAGTCCCTGTTCTGGTAGGACTGGCGGTTGAACCTGACTTGGGCTTCATCATACGGGCTGGTTTCCTCTGTAGGCTTCTGAAGGTCGAACACGACCCTCATTATTAGGCAGTCGAGACAGTCAGGGCTTCTCCCTATGTTCTCCTTGATCTTGTCCTTGCTGACCAGACGCTTCTTTCCGTCCTCGTCAGGGCTTGCGTCCTTCAGCTCCCCAAGTTCCTCCTCTATCTCGCCCCTCAGTGCCTCGTCTTCAGTATCGATGGCCACCCCATGCTCGTTAATCTTCTCGGCCAGGTAATATCCGCACTGGTCCTTCAGGCTTCCGAAGTTCTCTTTTGGCGTAAGGTCCACCAGCTTTCCGTTCCTCATGACCGTGACCGGCCTCGCGTTCGGGTTCTCCAGCGGAGATGAGTTGGCGATGAATCCCCTTGCACCTCTCATGTGGTCCAGCACTCCTCCGCCCACGCCCACCTCGTCAATCACTATCCTCGAAAGCGGTATGCCTTCCTTGTTCAGCTCCGTCCTGACCAAATCCTCCAGAATCTCCGTGCCTATCTTGGTCCACTTCAGCACCCTGTACACGTTCCAGCCCTGGAAGAGGAACAGCCTGCTCGTGTCCTTCCCGAACCTCGCCACGTCGAGGGACGCATACTTCTGGTCGCTGTAGTCCAGCACGTTGGTCCAGATGCTCTCTAATGCCTCAGCGGACACAAGTGAGCCGTTGTCCTCGTCGTAGTTCCAGTTCCCGTCCCTCAGCCTCTGCTTCGTGGACAGGTCACGAATCTCGTCCAGCGTCTCCCCATAGGTGTCTGCCGTATACTTGTTGTCGCTCCAGAGCGAGCGGATGAACGCCGCATTATCAGGCAGCGTGCCGTTGGCCCACCTGTCGTGGAACTCCCGCTTCAGCCAGCCCTTCTTGGGGTTGCAGGTCAGCAGCATCTTGGGGTACAGGTCCAGTTCCTTGTTCAGATGTCTCCCGATCCTAGTCTTCAGCACGTCGTAGGCCATGAAGGCCACCTTGTCGCCCGCCTCCTCGATCCAGCCTCCCGTATACTCGGTCGATCCGTACCGCTCGAACATCGGGTCGGTCGGAAGGCTCTTGAGGTCCAGCAGGTCTATCTTGCTGCCGTTCACGAACTGGATGTGGTTGTACTCGCCGTTGAGCCTCCAATCCTCCTTCGGTATGCCGTGGAAGGAGCAGACCTTCTTCCAAGTCTCGAAGCTCGACTGCATGAGGCGCTTCAGCTCGTACCTCCCGATAAACCATTTGGTGCCCGGGTAGAAGTAGCAGTTGGTAAGCAGCCACTCGCAGCCCAGCCATGAG